TCCGATGAGACGATTCTGCTCATCAATAAAGGGGATTACAAGTCTGGGTTCATCCTTTGCTACATTAGGAAACTTGTTTGGTATGCACTCATTAACCCATTTATAAAACTTGGGTGCGTAAAAAAGTTCTGCATGGCGGTTCGCAGGAATCTTTCTATTAACTATGTATCGTTTCGCAGGGTGATCCGACTTCAGTTGCGACACCTTCTTGATCTTCGACAAGGGTGTGTCCTTGACGAACTGAGGTTTTTGCATTCGACGAATGTCAACCTTTTTGTATCCCACTGCCTCGTTTCTGTCAACCTTTTTATTGACACGCTCGCCAAACTTCTCAAGCATGAACTGCTTGTGCATCTCTGGGTTGATGTGCTTGATGACCTTAGAGATACTTGCACCGACACCACAGTTGTGGCATTTGAAGATGAGGTCACCTTCTTTTTGAAAGACATAACCTCGTGCTTTGGTTTTGTCTCTTTGGGAATCTCCACAGAACGGACAACGAAAGTTCCACAAGTTATCGTTCTTGCGTTTGAACTGTCCAAGTTGGGAGGATAATAGATTTAAGTATTTGACATCAATGTAGTTGCTCATTCAATCATTATACGACGAATGTGCTACTCTGTCAAGAGAATAATGAACCGATGTCCATGTGTGCAAGGAAGAACCCAAGTGCTGTAGCACCACCGATGACGACCCACTTCCATCGTTCAAGTTCAGTAAGACGAGTATCCATCTTTTCGTGATGTGCTTTGGATTCCTCTTTCATTTCTTTGATCTCTGACATGATCTCTTTGTGAGATGAAGCAACCTCTTCGTATAGTTCGTCTCTCAATGATCCGATCCTTTTATGTAAAGTTTCGTACTGCTCTTGTGCTTCCACGCGACGAGACTCCAGTAGTTCAAATAGATTGATGTCTGGTTGTTCGTATACAAACTTGGTTGATTTTTGGTCTGCCATTTTTATTTTTCTTATTGTTGGTCAGATTTTGAATTATTATTTATAGAATCGGAAACCGCATTCTCGTAGTAAATGATGACCTGAGTCTGCTGATTGATAAATCTTTTCAATTCAGCAATGTTCAGCGCAAGGTTCTCGTAGTCACGCATCGACAATGCAACAAATGCAACATCACCGTGAATCTCTTTGAACTCCTTTAGAAACTCATCAAGATTTTCTTCTGTGACCACATAGACTTTCGTGTCAATCAGTTGTACTGGTTTCGGTCTCGTTACTGTTGGTATCTGTACTTTCTCGACCTTCGTCACCACTTCCACTTTCGGTTCTGGTGTCGGTATCAGACTGCAACCACTCAGGGAGATTGTCATCAGGAGTACCACCAGTGTCAGCAATGATTTCGCGCCATAAGTTTGCTGTTGCACCATTCATCTTACCTTCTAATTTTGCCGCGTCTTTGATTGCGTCTTGCACTAAGTCCAACTGCCTTAGTTTGTTTCGCAAGTCGTCACCATACTTCTCTGCTTTTTGCAAATCAGATTGTAAGTTTCTGTTTGCTTCTGCAAGACTTTCCATTGTCGATTGCAAGTTGTCAATACTTGCTTCGCTTGTTTTTAACGCAGTTTCAAGTTTCGCGTTGTTCTCTCTCAACACACCAATGCGTTGTTGCATATCTTTGTACTCAGAGTATGCCATATATCCAGTGCCACCGACGACACCAAGTACAATAATCAATGCATAGACTTTTATCATTGTGTTATCTCAAATCTCAAGTTTTCGTGATCTGGATAGTTAACTACTACTGGACCTTCTGGACACATGTAGTCTATGTGTACCAACAATGTCGCTTCACCCTCTGGTATCATGTGTTGATGTTCTTCGTCAATCGTAAACGAGTATCCAAACTTATCAATCTTGTCGCTTGCAGGACCAGAAAATTTAGCAACGCTTGGTGTCGCTGTGTGTACCATATATTTACTGTCTTTAATCTCAAGTCTAAAACCTTCAACACTACAATCATCTCTGTGCTTTTCTCTTGCCACGATCACATCAAATGTACCATCTCTTGGTCCATCTGACACTTCAAAATGTTCTGGCGACCAAGTAAGAATGTCTTTAGACTTGAGTTTATCCCACACGGTGTAACCGCCACCCAACATAGCAAAAGTTGCTGTAACGACACCTATACCTTTTGTAATGTTTTCGATGTCAAAACTAATCATCTTTTTTTATTCTTCCAAATGTCCATGAAAGACTCAACTGCCAACTCTGGATTGGGAGTCTTGAAGTTCTTCTTACGCATAATCGTCTTTGCGACTAACTCCAACTCACCATTCTTATAGTTCAACACAAACGGCATGTTGATGTCAGTACGCATGTCTTTGATGACTGCTTCCGCATCTACTCCTAATGATGCAATTTTCTTGCCATATTTAGCATAGGATTGCTTGAATAGTCGCGTCAATTCCGCAGTAGTGATCTGCTTCTTGTTGCGTTCGTCATTTACCCTGTCAAGAAAATGACGTGTGAACTCCACATCGATGCCAACCTTGGCAAAGATTTTGTCTGCGTACTTCTCGATCTGATCCAAGTCAGTCTTTGTAATAAACTTCTCGTGGAGTATCATAACTGTCTATACATGCTCTTGCCAAGTTTTATAATCATGTGGAAAGGACCATCTGAGACGATTCGTATGTCGGAGTTTGCGTAACTGTTATCAACAAATCCATCAAAGTTATACGAACCAGAGTTCAACAGATAGTAATGTCCATGTACTGTATTCGCACCGTGGTCAACGACACGAGTGATGTCGATTTGTTTATCTTTCTTCGCACCCCAAAAGATTTCGCGAATCGTTACTTCGGTTTCATCGCCCACAAACTGTTCGTTATCAAGTTGGATGTAACTACTATCGAGGTTGGCAGCAATAGTTTGACCTGCGGATTCAGTAGAGTAAATCTTCAGCACACATTCGTTGTGCGTATTTTTGAGTACATGAATGTTTGCCATCTTACAATCCTAACTGCTTCATGAAGTCCTTTTTCTTCTTGATTGCTTGACGCTTTTCTTTCTGCATCATGTAACGTCTCAAGAATGCCTTCATTTCTTTCTTACGAGCATCTGGTTTCCAATGTACAGGATCGTCACCTGTACCCGCAACACCTGCTCCAGTCACATTCGCAGGTGCTTCTTCCATTAGTTCATTGAGAGTTTTGCCAGTTGCTTTTTCTAAGTCGTCCATCGCACTCATCCACCCCTCGATAAGTTCTTCTTCTGTATAGTTCTTCTTAGGTTCAATAGATTCTTTGATGAGAAACAATGCCGCGGCATACGAACCAAGACGCGATGAACCGCCCGGTACTTTTTCGATCAGTCGCTTGATGTTAAACACCAAACGATCAAAGTAACCGTATGCTTCCTCTTCTTCCTTGGTCTCGATCTTCTTCTTGGTACGCTTACCTTTCTCGTCAATCAAACCAAGTTCGTATGCTTCGGTTTTATTGAAGGGCGTAGTCAGTCTCTTCAGAAACTGATAGATAAGAATCAAATCGACTGTCTTACTCGCCATCTATCTGCCTTATTGTGTTGACGATATCGACATCCAAAGGGATTTCGCTATCGCGATAAATCTTTCCGTTGACTTTCCCAATCTTCATAGGATCGTCCCAATACGATAATAACATAAGAAATGGTTTCAAGCAATCCAAATGATCGTCTAACTTCATCATCAGCATGCGAGTCATCGCACGAGGTTCAAAAGTGTTGTATAGTACGACCAAGTGGTTGATTATCAACCGTTCTTTCAAGTCGCCCGTTTCTTTGTACTTACGAAACAGACGTTTGATGTATCGTATTCTTTTTAGATCATCATGAAACTCAAGCATGTCTGTACAATGTGGATTCATATATGCTTTCATGGCAAAAAGTTGGAAGTTGCCTTCCGTCAAATCATCAAACATCTTATGGTAAAGTGCCTAAATCAATCAATCTATTTTCAATACTGGTAAAATCTGATTCAAAATGCAATCTCTTAATTGTATTGGAGTCCGTTGTGACATACAAGTATGTATTACTATAGAATACTAATCCAGACGCAACATTTGCCGATACAGCATTAGAACTGGAAACGTCATCAGACTTTGTTCTGATTTTAAGTGCAGAAGTGCTCGTCTCTCCATTTGCAATAAATGTATTTGCATTAATAGTGTTTGCAATAGTAACATCTTGTAAATTGGCAAGTCGATTATCAATCGATGTTGCAACATTAGCAACTTGCATTCTATCGTTGACAAGCAATTCAGTATTTGCTCGCTCATTCGATATTAATGCTCGTGTGTTGGCAACTTGCATTCTATCGTTGACAAGCAATTCAGTATTTGCTCGTTCATTTGATATTAATACTCGCGTGTTGGCAACTTGCATTCTATCGTTGATGCGTAGATTTATTGTTTCGATATCAACATTTGCAACTTGTATCCTATCGTTAATGGCATCTAATATATTCGTGCCACCAACGGTCAAGTTTGCGGTGACTGTCATTGTTGTACCAGTAAACGTAGTGTTTCCAGTATTCGTAACAGTTCCTTTATGAACTACATTTGGAACTACATTGGCAAACAGATTCGATACGGTTACCTTATTAGATGTGGGCGTACCATTCGGATCGTTGACGACCAACAGAAGGTCATCACCACTTAGATTAGTGATTGCCGAAAGTTCTGTAACCTTCTTGTCTGCCATTGTCTATTCCTTATTCTGGAAGTTTTGTATCGTCGTCTGCATCGCCAGTGATAGATGATGCGGCAACCAATACTTCATAGTGTACGCGACCTGCACGACCGCCAGAACCTTCAGTGCGGAGTACCCAACCTGCGTGTGGTACGATGTCTGATTCTGTGTCAGCAGTGTTTGCATAGTTCATTTCTGATGTCGAAACACCATAGACATTGTTAGCATCCAGTCCTACTGAACCGTATGCAATGTATAGTGGTTTCTCAGAAACAACATAGTTTGCGTTAGACTGAGCACCGACGAGTGTACCGCCAGTCTCACCTGCACGAACGGTCATTACGGTTGCGTTAGCAATCGCAGTGATCACGTAGTCGTTCTTACCTACATGCAAGAAATCATTTACCGCGAAATTGGTAAATGTAGTTCCTGCTCCTACAACAGTAGAGTTTGCCGCAGTGACTGTGACCGTACCTGCTACTGTTTTCCCATCATTCATTCCCCAAAGTGACATTTTGTCTCTCCTTTATGTTTATCTTTCTATTTAGGCGTGTTTCTTTGCCATCTTAATGGCAGTACGCGCCATTACTTCTTTCGCACGGTCACCGTACTTCTTCACGAACTCATCCTTTTTCTTCTCCAGAGATTTCATGATTTCATCTTTCTTTTCCATCTCTGCTGAAGTCATCTCTTCACCCTTCTCTTCTTCGATAGAAGGATTTACATCAACCTTAGTTTGCTTTTCGGACTTGCCGACTTTCTTCTTAGGTTCATCTTCTTTCTTTGAGACTTCTTTCTCTTGATCTGCTTCTGCTTTGTCAGAGTCTTTTTCCATTGACTTGGACACTGCCTTTCGACGCTTGTGTAGATACTCGTCAGAATCATCTACATCGCCATCGTTATCGAGGTCTTTGTCTTTGCGATCATCAAAGTCTTTCTTGACTGCTTTCTTGTTCACTGGATCAAGTTTCTTGCCTTCCCAAATCGCTTTGAGTGTATCTTCAAGAGACAGTTTCTCTTCTTCAAACGCAGACTCAAAGAGTTCGTCCAAGTTTACTTCTTCTTTCATACCCTTTGCCCTTGCTTCGTTGTGTCCTTTAGACCAAGCAGTGTATTCCTTTGATCCTTTCTTGTTAGGATTGTCATCATACTTCTTACCTGCCCGTGCTGCTTTCTTACCGTCTTCATATGCCTGTGCTTCAGCAGGAGTCTTGTATGCTTCGTCCAGTTCAACTTCCTCTGCATAGAAGTCTGCGATTTTCTTAGGCGAGTCAAAGAACTTCTGTCCCTTCTCACCTTTCTTAGACATAAACCATCCACCTGCACCGTCATCTAAATCACCAGATGCGACTTCTTTGTTGCCAACCATTACTCGTGCAACACCATCACCCTTAGTGACAACTTTGGTCTTACCCTTAGTTGCGAGAACACGCATTGCCTCGTCCAGTTCAACTTCTTCCGAAAATCCATGATTACGCAGTCTTGACTTTGCGTTTGCCATCTGTGTTTTTTCTGCGGATGTCAATTTACCAGTTTTTGCTTTTTGTGACAATCGGTTCAATAACTGATAGTCTTTGTTCTTGTCGTACTTTTTGAGTTCATCCAGTTCAACTTCTTCTTTCATACTTCTGAAATCATCAATGACTTCACCTTGGAAATCTGGGTCTCTTTGGATTAATTTATCATTTTGAAGTCCCAACTTCTTCAGAGCAAAAGGAATCCTCTTGAGAATCTCTGATTCTGGTGCGCTTTGTCTGACACCCATCCCCAATATCAATCTGGCAACTTGTCTTGGAATGTCTTCTCTTGCTTCTTCAAGGTCAACCGACTCTTTATACATGTTCAGTTCAAACTTCTTATCATCAAGATTAGCAACTTGAATCTGGACTGCCTTCTTACCATCCTTACCCTTCAAACGGTATGTGTTAGTCTTACCCTTTGATGGTTTGCGAGGACCAGATGCAACCTTGTCATCAATCTCTTTTGGATCAACCTCAATACCTAACTTGCTCTTCGCATAGTCGTATGCATGCTTCATCGCAGATGAGAAATCCTTATGGTACAAGTCGTATCCAGAACCACCAGACTTCGATGGATCACGCCTTGCTTCGTCCATCTCTTCTTTGTCATCGTTTGGATTTGAAATGTAGTCATTCATCTTGTTCATGCTATTAGATGCGACTGCTAACTTGTTTGTCCACCAAGTTGGAAGTGAACCTTCGTCATCCATTGAGTCTAATGCACTCATGATTGCTTGAGCATCTTCAACGATTGTCTTACACTGACGCTTTGCCGATGCAACATCTGTATGTCCATCTTCTGCAATAACTTCTTCTTTGAAGACATAGAACACACGACCGACTTGCTTGACTCGTCCACCGTTCTTCTTGGCAAAGTTGTCTGCTTGAGTCTTGTTAGCAAATGTCTTATCAAAGACTTCCTTGCCACGAACCATTGCTTCGTCGAGTTCCTCAAGTTGTTCCAAGTCTTCGATAGTGTAATCTTCGATCTTGAACCCACCACCTTGGACTGTTACTTTGATTCCGTTGTCACGCATAACACTGACAATCTTTTCACGAGGTGAAGTGTCTAAGTCCATCAGATCACGAGCAAACTTTGCCGTGACACGAGGTGCTTTCTTATTTGCGATTGCAGACATACGGTTGGCAAATGCTAAGAAATCGTTCTTATCCATGCCACCCTTTGTCTTTGCATACTGTGTTAGTTCTTTTGCCGCACCTGCATAGTCTGCCTTAGAGACATCAAATGGGGGCGCGTCCTTTTTCTCTGCCATCGCTTTGATGGTACTTGCTAAGTTCATCGGTTTTTCTCCGTTTTTTTCTATTAATCTAAATCTGAAACTGTTTGACCTTTTGCCCACATACGGCAAGACCAATACCCTGCTTTTGTCTTATCTGTCTTATTGGCACAATCGTGACGGTCTCTAAATGCTTTTCTGCGTTTAGGATCATCTCTCTTGATTTCCATGTTAGGATCACCAAAGTTTACCTTAACAACATTCCCCTTGTCATTCTTGACATACACTGAGAACTTCTTTGGTCCTTTCGGTGTACGGAATGGATCGTTGAGTTTAACCTTGCGACCTTGATATTCTGTTTCTTCTACGAGGTCATCATCCCACCCAAGGTATTCTTCTTGGAAGTCTGTGGTTGGGTGATGCTCAAACATACCTCGCATCTGCATTTCATTTTTTGCATAGACATGAGATTCGCTGATCTGACCGGGTGTCATGTCGGAGTAACGCTTCTTGATTGCGTCTGTACCGATCTGCGGTGCGTCCAACTTCTCTGGCGTTTCGCTCATCATATCAGCAAGTACGCGAGCATCGACACCATCAAACTGCTTGGCAATCTGACCTGCGTAATACTCGATGGTATGTGGTAAACCTTTTTTACCACCTTCCTTTTTCTTACGAGCAAGCACATCTGCTAGAACTTTCTTTGCCGCCTCATAACCTTTTTTACGAGTTATCTTTGACAGAGGTTCAAGCAACCACCGTGGCATTTCTTCAAGTGCTTCTTCTCCCATTGGTACTACTGGACGAGCAGTAGGAACACCCAACATTGCTTTTAGTTTCTTCTTCTTAGGAGGTTCGTGCGTCCAACCTTTCTTTGCCAAACGCTCATGATCCGCAGGTACTTTTGCCAGTTCTTTGTCGTCAGACTTTGGATCATACATCATATGCGGTTCAAACTGTTCTTCGTTCTTTGGTTTCTCGCCACGCTCTTTCTTAGAGATTGCGATTGCTGCTTGTTGAGCAGGTGATACTGCCTCGTCTTTTGGCACACAGTTAGGGACTTGCTTACCACCCTTCATCTTCATACCAACTTGCTTGTGCGTGTCCCAACACTTCTCGTCGAGTTCGACTTCTTCTTTCTTAGTACCACGAACCTTTGACGCGAGGTCAGAGTCTGCACCACCCCAAGTTCCTTTGCCTTTAGTGATGAATGAGTTGACGCGAGCAAATCCCCACTGCTGTTGTGTCGCACCCGGACGATGACCTGTCTTCCATGCTGCCATACCACGATTGTATACTTGACGCAGAATACCAACAGGAATACCAGACTTCTCAGACTTCTTCTTCAGTGATGCAGATGCATCTTCGCTGAGTTCGTATTCTTCAGATTGAGTGTTCTTTGCTTGAGTGTCTTGTGTGCGAGCACGATCAAGCATTGCATCATGCTTGCGCTTGTCTGCTTCTTTCTCTGCTTTGATCTTTTCTTTTGCCGCTTTGACAGCATCTTGCTCGCCAAACATCTTCTTGTACTTGAGTGTATGCTTAGACGGTTTAGTCTTTGCTTCAGCATCACCCGGTGCAGGTTTGTATGACGATGGAGAGTCGTCTGGTTTATCTGCCCCTTTCGCAAACTGCTTTGCTCGTGCTTCTTTATCGTCCTTAGACAAACCCTTGTAATACTTCTTAGGTTGCGTACCCTCAAGGTCTTTTACATCACGATCTTGCGGAGTCTTCTTTGGTGCTTCTTTTTCTTCTTTCTCGATCAGTGCGAACACTTCTTCTGCAAGGATGTCAAAATCTTCGTTCTTTGCAGTCCGTGCTTGCTTCAGTCGCTCCATCTCTGCTTTCCTCACTTTCGGCAATAACTTCTTTGCCAGTTTCTGAATGACTGCTGACTTCTTTGCAACCAACTTGTCGATGGTAATCTTCTCAGATGCAGACAGTGCTGAGTAGTCTGAACCACGCTCACCTGCGACCTTTTTACGAATGACATTCCGTGCTGCTTTTTGAGCACGTTTGAGAATCTGTTCGCGATCTGCCATACGCTTTGCTTTCATCTTACGGAATCGTGCGAGACGAGGTGCGAGTCGCTTCATCTGCCGTGCTTTTGCTTGACGCTGTGCAATCGTCAGTGGTGCGCGTTGTTCTTCGATTTCTTCTTTGATTACCTTGTTGATTGTATCAAAGATTGCTTTGGCATCGCGATCTGTCAGTCCTTTTGGGAGTCCTGACTTGAAGGTGTTAAAGTCTCCTTCTTTGGCAACTGCGCGGAGTTTTGAGGCAGACATACCTTCAACTCCTGTGGCATCAGGGTCACGCTCACCTGCGGAGACGACAGAGATACTGTCAAACTCGTAGTCTTTTCCGTTGTACTTATTGAGGAGTTGTTTGAACTCTGGGACACGATCTGATCCTACTACCATAATCACATCAGTGTATCCATCCTTTTGGATTTCTGACATAATTTGGAATACTGTTTTTGAGTTTGACTGAGTAACGATGTTACCAAATGCTTTCTTCGCAAAACGAATCTTAGCATTGTAATCGAGAGGGTCTTTCTTGTTGTTCTGTGTGTGAGAAAGATAGACACGAGCATCTGCTTTTTCAGACTTTGCTACATCTTGAACTTTCTTAACAAGTTTTGCATGCCCAATAGTAGGGGGGTTCATTCTTCCGAATGTGAATACGATCTTCTTCATCGCGTGTTTTCCTTAGACTTAACGCTTGACAACACATAACAAGATGTGTATAATCTAATTGTGGTTCTTTATAACTGTATTTATAAGTTTTTTAAACTCTATACTGTTCTTCCCATCACCTCTTGGCACAACAGCAAAGTCATTACCTTTGATACTTCTGGTGTTGGGTGGGGGTAGAAAAAAGTATGTTCTGCTCTTCTCATTCTTAATCACATCATGTATTGCAATCTGATCTACAAACCATCTCTTTGGTAGTTCAAGTATCCTATCACGAATCCGTATTGCGATGTCAACATCCGAACAATAAAAGAAACCTGCAAGGACATGTTGTCCTCTTTGTTCCCATTCAGAACGATGTGGTTTAGGCGATGTCTTGACTAAACCAATCTTAGTATTTGGAAAAGGTATTGGTTTGATAAACACAGCATCGATGTCTGACACAAAGACACCACCATGATCTTCAATCATTTCTGGTAGAATTAGATAACGAGAACACGCATACCACACTTTGTCAACACCAATCTTAGAACCTTTCTTTACTTCGTCCCAAGGACATTCTTCATTACATCTATGTATGTGGTATGGTTGGTTTAGATTTCTGAGGGATTGTTCAAAGGTAGCACCATAAAGATCATAATACTTCTGATCACATGATGCTAATACTATTTTTGCCATCCTTTGATAATCTCATCACTAAAGTTTGCACGAGAGAACTCAAGTCGATTCACCAACTTGACTGCTTCGCCATCATTATTTATGGCAACATAACCCTCTGGTGCTGTGACCTCATACCCACTTTTCGTTTTCAGAAATGTCCCGATTGATGATGCCGAATCCATCTTTTTGATTATAAGTTCCTTCGCGTCGATGATAAGGTTCATCAGCGTGAAAATCTGTATCAAATCGTTCATGTTCGACGATCCAAAGAATTGCATCATTGATTTCTTTTTCTCTATCCAAGGTGCTTTGCCTCTTTCTGTTTTCTTCGATTCAATCTGTTTATCATACCATTGAATGACATAGTTCACGAGTCCACGCACATGGTTTCTTGGATTTGCGATCTTTTCACCTGCTCTGACTTTTGTGTTGAAGTGAGTCTTAATGCGAGTTTTGATTTCCTCACTATCAGCAATTTGGTTGAGAACCTTCGCATCGATTTTGCGGAAGGTCTTACCTGCTTGTGAGAGGATACGAGTGACTGCTTCTGTTTCTTTTTCTGTCATCGTGGCATTGCCAGATACATCACGATAGGTTGCATCTGTGTGCCAGACTTCTTTGACTTTCTTGAGTTTTGTTGAAATGTCCTTACCGAACGATGCTTTCATGTTCTCAAAAGAATCGCCAGTGTAAGTTGTGTGCCAAACTATACCGATAGATGAACGACGAATAGTACGCCCCAAATCGCTATTAAAAGGTACAGCATAAACAATCGTGTTCGGATGGAATGTGACGACTTTTTCCCCATCGATTACATCCGTTGCAAGAGTGTCGTTTGAGTACAGAAAGTCACCTTGGACAACTCCTTCGATTCCGAGTTTAGGGAGATGTCGCAAAGCGAGTTTGAACTTATCAGCAAGATCGCCAGAAAGATCAGCATCTATTTCTGCCTCTGTTTTGTAAATTTTTGGATTCTTATTAAAGATGCCTTTCTTCGCAACGAAAAACTTTCCGTCACGAGGATCAATCCCTGCAAAGATAGCAGGAGCACCATCCCACTTAACAGTGGTATCGATAGCACGACCAGTGCTACCAGATAGCATGTCCCTAAGACTTTGTAAAAAGTTGATTGCATCCCTTGCTCCTTTCACACCAAAGTTAAGCACCGAATCCTCAAGGTGCTCCATGTGAACATTCTTTTCTTCTGCTAAGTAGGTTGTAAACTTTTTCATTTGATAATGAATCCGGGTGATGTGATGTACAATGATTTACCAGACCAACCGCCAGAGGCACGAGTACGCACTGTGATTGGAATCGTCACGCGCATGTTGAGTTTCGTGTATGTGAACTTAATCTTAAAACTCTGCTGTGTACCATCGTATACAAAACTTACATTCTTCAGTAACGCAGTGTCCTTGTTGAAAAGCATTTGACGATACTCTTCGTTGTCAGACACATCCTTAATCGTTGAACCATTCTCAGAACCGATCAACAACTTATAAGGACAAGGTGTTGCGTCTGGATCATCGAATGTATAGTATCCAACCGTGTTTAGAAAGTATACCAAGTTGCGAGTATTTGTCAAGTGGTTTCCATACTTTTCGATCAAAGTATTTCGGAATGGGTAGTAGAAGTCGTCGCCAAAGAACGAGAGTTTGTCTTTAGTGAATGCCTTACCTAGTGTGGCAAACTTACCTCGTGAAGAAGACTCAGAGAACTTCTCTTTCGTGATGTCAAACTTTTTAAGAGCGTCTTGCGCGAACACCTTGCCTTTTGGCACTCGGTCTTCTGCTTCTTTCCAAGCGTCATCGATAATCCTTTTGATTGCATTGACTTGTGTTTGGTCATCTAGTTTACCATAGAATGCTGTGATGTTCGTATTGAACTTTGGAGTGGCATCCTTACCTGCGGAAATCTTGTTTGAGTACCCAACGAATCGTCCATCATGTAACTTGATAATAACATCAGATGGATTCTTTGCACCAATCCCCTCTGGTTTGCCACGAGGAACCCAATAGTATTTGACTGCACGATTTCTACCAAGGTCACCAAGAACTGCCAATGCGTTTTCGTAACCGATGTTGATGTCGCGGATTGCTGTCTCATCTTTATCGATCAGTGTGCGTAGATCATCATAGGTAACGGCATTACCTTCACCATTGAGTACACCAGTATCGCCAGTCTTTGCACCCAAGTCCATCATCCAACTTTCGGCATTGTCTTCATCCATGCCAGAGTGAATCATGAAGTAGAGTGTGAGAAACTCATTGACATTAGATGAAGCAGTCGAGTCTTTACGAGTCTTCATACCAAAGTGTGCTGAGACATTCGATGCAGTTGATGTCACATAGTGTGGCACTGTCTGCCCATCGATCTCAATCTGAAAGACGAACTTGCCACGCCCAAGTGCTGATAAAAGTTCACCAGTACCTTGCTCAACACACTTGTACTTGATCTCTTTCGCATTGGGGTATAGTTCTTTCACTTCCTTATCGGCATTCTTTTTAAGAACATAATAAGGATTAAACTCTCCCTTCTGCTGATAATAAGGAGAAATAGTCAACTCTTGTAAATCCTGTTTGAGTCCACGAAAATCAGAAAATGAAAACATTGTGAGTACCTTTATTAGTTACCCACTATTTATCTTTCTGAAATCCCATGTAGTTATGGGGATCGACATGTTTTAACACAGTATCTTGTACTGCTTTAACATAAGCATCATACAGCATTTTGCTGAACTCTGCTTGTTTGTCTGAGGGAACGAAAAACTCTTTTGCTTCTTCTGGTGTCAAGTCAAACTCGATGTTAATCTTCATCATCTTGCTCCTGTGCTTTTATCATCATCCATAGGATAAACAAACAACAGATTAGTCCTGCTACAAACTCCATGCTACCATTCCTTTTGAATACTGACCTTCTGATCGTCCTCACCATTGAGAGGTTCATAGTTCATCTCTTCTGGCACTGCGATCTCACGACCCCAACGATTCTTCTTGGTCTTACAAGTGAACATCGCGTATCTCCAACCTTCTGGTGGTTCTGGAATGTTCTTGTCTTCTCGTGTAAGTTCGCGAGTGCGAGTATTGACTATCATACAACCTTTGTTTTTGCGCTTGGTTGCACGAACACATGAATGGACTTGGCGATCAAAGTAACGATCTACTTTCTTCTCACCGTTTACTGAGTATTGGACTTCAACTACAAACATAATAACCTCTCTCAAAATAAAGTGCGGAGCGAGGGGAATCGGGTAACCCCCAAGTGGGTGCGATCTGATGTACCTTTCTACATAGACCCACTACGATCTGCAACCTCGCTAAAGGTATGGGTGCTACCCCTTCGATCTACCTTACCCCCCATCAGCGAGAGGTATTCGGTCACGCTCCTATCGGTGTTGCAATCACCGAACTCTGGAGTGGATGATAGGAATCGAACCTACTTAAAACTGATTTGCAGTCAGTCACCTAACCATTCAGTCACATCCACGAATTTGGGACTGTCTTTTCCGCATGCGAGGCACAGTCATTCCTGCGTGTATTTCTCTGTGACAGTTAGAACACAAACAAATACACTTATCAAGTTCTTCTTTCACTTTTTCCCAAGAGCGAGTTGAACCGCCCTCTGCTAAATGAAAATCTTTTTCGTTTGGGTCTAAGTGGTGAAACTCTAACGCTCCAACATACTTGTCATAACCGCAAACTTCACAGCAACCGCCTTTATAATCGACTGCTTTTTGTTTCTGTGCTCTTCGATGGTTTGTAACCATTTGTTTGTCTTTGCACTTTGTAGAACAGTATTGCTTGTTCTTCTGTCCAATAACTTCGTTTTCACACAGATGCCATTTGCACTTTTTCATCCTACTCTCCGATTAACTTTTGTTGTTAATCTATTTAGTAAAATGAAGTTTTTAAAAACGATTTGCTCCGAGTGTTGGAATCGAACCAACCTATAACAAATTAACAGTTTGCTCCCACACCTTGCGGGTCACTCGGAGCAAATCGCTCTCTTAAAACCACCGAGCGAGAGGAGGACTTATTTTGTCTGCCTCCTTTCTCTCACTCAGTACAGACATTATATAACAATATTTTGTCTGCTGTCAACAACTATTTCAAACTTTTTATTCTCAATAAAATCAAATGTTTGAAACATTTTGTTAGGGTGGGGTGGAGACTTTGCGTCTCCATCTTTTCGGTGCTCTAGAGGAGTATTTGTTGAGAGAGGCAAAGCACCGCCCCGAAACTTTATATTACTACATTTAGTATGTAGTGTCAACAGGTTTTACTAATTTTTTTACGTCTTTAAATGAAATTCTTTTACGGTATTTTCCAATCTTCATCATCGACTTGAATGACGTTAGATAGAAATCATTGGTCTCTCTTCTCCAGTGAAGAATTGCCTTATTCGTTTCCTCAACATTCAATTCAACAGGGGAATAGAACAACACATAGTTTCGACTCGTGTTTTTCAGATACTTATCACGATCAAATGATTCAACGTCAACTGAGATTGCAATATTTTCACTTTTAGTTGAGTCAATTCCAATCAAAACATAGTTGCCATGATCAACATTGAATTCTAAGTTAACCTCGTCATTAACAAACTTGAATGGTTTGATCTGTTTACCATTAACATAAATCTTTGGGTTGACTTTTTCTGGTACAAAGTATGCCACACCCACAGGTACTGTTGTGTCCTCGAAAAGAGTGTAGTCTAACTTATCCCATGCAAATAATCTATCTTGAAATAATTTAGTGCCAAAAAATGTAGATGGAATAATTGCCGCAACATAATCACAATTGTCCAACATCAATTTTAAACAATCTAAGTACATATCTTCGTACTTAAAGTTATATGGCATTTTCATTCTTTTTGCAGAGTTCTTTGCAAAGTATGGAGGATTAGTAATCGCAGTCGAAAATCCCTCCGGAAAATCTTCAATTGTGTTTCGTTGTACAACTAAAGGATGTTTTGGTTCTAAATCAAATCCTTTCCAATCACCATCAATGTAATTGAACAAATATCCTGCACCCGCAAAAGGTTCTAATATCTGATCTTTCTTTGGTCTCAATGCATTCCACTCATCGAACGCATCTCCAACAAAGGGATTTGTTGTTGTGTAGTATTGCCCATGTTGTCTTTTTGAATCAACCAACGGATAACCTCTTTTGCAATTCAATATGATTCACGATCCAAATGCGATCACTATCATAATCTTTTATTGTGGTGTAATCTTCGCCATCAATTAAGACCACATAATGATCCACTGTGCTATCTTTTTGTGCCCACTCAATAAATTCAAGTGCTTCACGTTTTACATTATCTTGGTGTCCACCCACACCCACAACTACTTTTGCAAAGACATAAGCAAAGCAGTAATCTCCTCGCCAAATCAAAGCATCCAATGATTTGAGATACTCTTCTTCGTTGTCTTTCACTTTAACGTTTTCAGCAATGCCGCCACCGCGAATCGGTCTTGCTGCCTTTGGAGATAAAGATTCTACTTGATAACCAAATTGCTTGACGTAATCACCAATACCTTTTAAAACATAATCTTCGTCTTTAGAACCTTGTCTTGATGCTTGAATCGATAACATTGAAGCAATTGCACGAGCATACAATGGATTTTTAGAACACTCTTTTGATAATGTTTCACGTGTAAGATTTTCTTTTGCAAGGTATCTTTCCAATGCCTTAACATTAATGCCGCCCAAACCTTTGGCATCTAAAAGGTTCAATCTACACAAGTCGTCGTTAGTTTCTTGTCGCATCTCTCGGATGCGTTTTGGATCAAATTTAAACATAGTAATATTTTACACCTGTTCTACTACTTCTGTCAACCATTTTTGAAAAAGTTTTTCTTCCATCCGATGTGCTTGGCGTTCCCATGGTTGCTTACTGTATGGCGTATCAGTGTAGTCTTTCTTTTTCCACATCATTTTACCATCTGCGCGTTGTTGTGCGATTCCCGAAGAATACTGCCAAACATGAACCATTTCATGAATGATAGTTTTGATCTGATCTTCTTTACCTTTGAAAAACTCTGCTTCCTTCTTATGGATATCGACGCGAAAATTTCGTTTGTCAACTTGCTCACACCAACCGTAAGCACCTTCTTTTAATGTGTCTCGTAGACACACTTCAATTTCTAAGGTGCGATACCTTGGCATTAATTCCTTGATGCACCATTTGACAATCCCTTCAACCAACTTTCGCTGTTTCTTAGTTCCTCCTGTGACCAAGACAAAATTCATTAGTCATTTTCCTTGTAAAGAAAGTATCCAATCGCAGGCAGTCTTGGAGTGAAGTAGTCATCACGTAAGTCTTGCTCCATGATCTTAGTCGTGTTTCCGTTGTCCCACTCAATGTCAACTTCTGCACCTTGTGGAGTCACTTTGTACTTCACGACCTCACCGTACCATTCTGGAATTATTGCTCCGAACAATCCGCGAACTTCATCACCTACTTGCATTATCGTACTACCTTTGCAACTGCTAACAACTCACCTTTGACTTCATCACACAACCGTGCGATTCTGATACCTTTCTTCATTGCTTCACGCTTGCATGTCGCAAAAACGCGGAAGGTCTCATTGAAACGAATCTCTTTTGCATTTACTGTCACATCAAATAAGGTCATAATTTCTTTCTCTCTCTCAATCAACAAGTACATAATAACACAAAGGGGGTGCAATGCAACCCCCTTTTCATAATTTAATCTCCCTTAGTTATCAAGTAGTTACTGACTTTTCCTCAACTTGTTTCTCAAGTTCCGCAACTCGACGTTGCAGTTTGCGAACCATTTCTCGTAATGTATAAAAGTCTCTATCACTCAATGTTAAGGTCTCCTTTATTGTTTTAATTTATACCATAATAAACATCTCACCATCTTAGCAGATTACATTTTGAATCTGCTAAAATCCTTACGCCCTGCTTTGCGTGTCGTCCACTGCATTGCATCGTCTTCGTTTGCTCGTTTACCAAATGTGCTTTGATCAAAGATTGGTTTATCGTCATCCATCACATCATCTTGTGCTGTCTGCTCACAGTCGAATAGTCGCATCTTCGCACGATCAACTCCAACTACGAACCGCTTTGGATTTGTATCTGAATAACGATTCTTCAACTGTTTCACCATTATCTGCCCCAAGTCTTCTAACTCTTCAGAACTGACCAAACCGATCATCATGTCTGCGGTTGCTGGGAGACCGAACGACTCACTTGTGTCGGTCAACTCGACATCTGAGTTACCGTAACCGCCTCGTGTTGTCTGTGTAGCAGACACCAACGGCACATTGAACTCCACTGCCAATCCACGCAACTCTTCTGCGATTGCTTTGATGAGAGTGTAAGAGTTGACTTGTGCTCCTGCTTTGACTCGTGATGAAGCACAGATGTTGAGATAATCGATGTAGATAATATCTGGCACAAACGACCGCTTCAATCGCAACTCGTTGAGCAGATGTCGAAAGTGACCAGAACCCGCACTGGCAGTAGGATACTCTTTGACAATAAGTTTACCACTTGTCTTACCCCTTACCCTTTCAATCTTCTTGTCATACATGTCCTTAGAGAGTGCCTCAAGGTCATCCAGAGTGACGTTCAGCAAGTTAGCATCGATTCTTTGGGCGATGCGCTCCTCTGCCATTTCCATGGTAATATACAAAACATTCTTACCATTCAACAAGTTAGCAGATGCCATGTGACACATCGCGAGCGATTTACCGACACCAGTACCTGCAAGGATGATGTTCAATGACTTCTTAGGCAATCCACCCTTTGTAATCTTATTTAGGTATTCAAGGTCAAATGGGACTCGTTCCTCGACACGATGGTAAAAATCATAACGAGAATCTGCATCGTCAAGAAAGTCGTGTCCGATGTTAGGATCAAATGACACCGATAATGCATCCGACAACAACTCAGGGATTGCTCCCTTGTCGTTCTTCTTGTCGTTGCCATCAAGGATTGCAATCGAGTTCATGATTGCATTGTAGATTGCTTTTTCTTGACACCACTTCTCAGTCGTGTCTGTCAACCATTGCTTATCTACATCCTCACCATCAAGTGATGAGATAAGAGATGAGGAACTGCTGAACTCTTCATCAGACAGATCATCACGACTGTCGATCTCAAGTGTCAATGCTTCTTTGGTAGGAAGACTGTTATACTTATTGATGAACTTATCGATCTCTTGGTATACAGTTTTCTCTAATCGGTCATGGAAATACTCAGACTTCAGATAGGGGAGGGTACGTCTCGCAAAGTCCTCATCATTCAGCAGATGCCTCAGTATCACCAGTTCCGTCTTTGCCATCGTTCATTTGCTCCATTTGTTCTTCGATTACAGATGTTAGAATATCCCCTATTGTACTCTCAAACTCATCGGTTGTCAAGTCGAGTTCATTGGGGTTGTCCAATGTAATCGTGTTAAATGATAGAACAACATCGCCTTCCTCTTCGTTAATTGATACCGTGTCGTACTGATATACTACACCTTCGTAATCACCTTCTTCAATTACAACTGCCCAGTGATTCTCGTGAAAAGAGTTATCATGTTCAATCAGACTGTGTTTGACTGGCATCATCTGCTTCCTCTACTACTTCGTTAACACCCACTTGCCCATACATGAACTCTTTACTTGCGGCAACTTCAAGTTGTGCCATGATGTCATCCGTAAAGTATTCTTCTGGATTCTCGTTGATTACCTTACCAAACACTTTTCGTCCATCTGGCAACTCATAACGTGTAGACACTTTCTTTATAATGTCATACTTCTCTGCCAAATCAAGAAGACCGTAATAACGATCAAGACCACTATCATAAGACAGTTTGACGAATACGTCTTTTTGTTCTTTTGTGAATCGAGATTTATGCATGCGGACTTTAATGATATTACCGATGACATCTGTTCCATCTTTGTCTTTCTTCTTTGTAAGCATACAGATAGACGATGCTGCATACTTGAGACCTGATCCACCAGAAATTTCTTTAGTTGGGACATAAGCACCTACTACATCATAAACGTGGTTAGTGACAAGCATAGGCACATTTGCCTTTGCCAACTTGAGAGATAGAACTCGGAACGTACCACGCAACAACTGTGCTTTTGTCATATCACGTGCATTCTTACCGGAAGCAGTATCTTCTAGTTCCTTCTCACTTGATAGCATGCCTAAAGAATCGAGAACCATCATCATTGGTGGTTTGTCATCACCTTCAATATAAGAGTCTAGCATACGCACTGCTTGTGTGCGGAACTCCTCGATAGATTGTGGTTCAACGATTGCTACTCGTTTAGCATCGATACCACGATCAGTCATCATCTTCTTGGTGACTGCTGCTTCGGTGTCAAAGTAAATGACACCACCTTCTGGATTCTGTTCAAGGAATGTCTTGAGCACTCCAAGAACAAAGAAAGTCTTACCAGTGGCAGACTCACCTGCGAATGCGGTAATCTTGTTGTTGGGTACACCACCGTACAGTGATCCACTCAACACAGCATTCATAATGTACGAACCAGTGTCGATAGAACCAGAATACTCTGAACTATTACCACCTTCTTCAAGGATGTTTGCGTTGTCAAACCCCTTGACCAAATCATTCAAAAAATTCACGATGTGTATACCTCATCCATCTTATCACGAAACATTTCAATCTTAGCAAGACGATCTTTGCCGTTCCACCGAATGTAATCTTTATCAGGGTTTGCCGCTAGGTTGTTAAGTAGCGGTAGAACCATGTTGTATAAAGTATCGCATTTTTCTTTGTATTTGTCAACCTGCATTGACAGCAATGCCGCCTCAGATGCAGTTGATTGCGCTGAAGATTTTACTTGTTGGACAATCTCCAGTTCGTCCTCGTCCACCATCGTGAACCCAAAATCGAAATCAGACATTCTTTACTCCAAACTTGATGTGTTTGTACCACAGTCGTTCGTGTGCATAGTATAAAACAAACTTAATGATCAAGTCTGCAACGAACACTGCACCTACTGCCTTTGGGGGCAACCCAAAGAACCATGCTATGAAGGCAGTAGTGATCGATGCGATGATTCGCCATGTCACTGCCTTTGCCAAATGCCTACTCTTAGTAACTTCAGTCATCCAAAGAAACTCTCTAGTGTTGCTCTCTTTTCACTTTGCCATCCAATCGCATTGAGAATTGCGCTGATAGGTTCAAGGAATGCTTTATCAAACTGTGTATCGTAGTCGATGTAATCAGTTAATCCGAACTCTTTCGGTAGGGAAGACATAATGCTAAGAACATTTTGCCGAACAGGATTTGGAGTTCTGAGATAACAGAACTTGACTTTCTCACCGTCTTTGATTGACTCATAACGCTTCTCCAACTTATGTTGTTTCAGTAGATGATTATACAGTAGACTGCCTCTCACATGAATCGGAGTGCTTTTCATGAACTCCAACTCTTTACCATTGGTTTGATATTTAGTTAGATCAGTCACTCCACGAGGGAATGCAACATCCTCAAAGGGAAGTTTCTTGAACTCATCACGAAAGTCTGCGATGTACTTCTGCACTGTCGTCTCGTCCGAACTCATGATCAACTTGACTGCTGACTTGAGTGCCTCACGACAAGACGCAGGTGTCGATGATTTGACAATCTCCAATCCCATCACTTTGAGTTTAGGTTCAGAGTATCGTACACCCTCGTTGTCATACACATTGAGTGCGTACCGTTTCTTCGCAGTCCAGATGCCTTTATCAGCGATTGCTTCTCGCTTCATGAACATCTTCTGCTCATAGGCATTCATCAGATCAGCAAGGTTTTGATAACTCTGATCAATAAAAGGTTCAATCTTCTTTTGAGCAACATCGTCCAAGAACTTGACCACCCTGTCAGTATCAAGGTCTTGTACTCCATCTCCCTTCGCAAACACTTGCTCAACCAATCGGTCAAAAGTGATGTACAGCGAATCTGTATCTGAAGCAATGACATAATCTTCATCCTCTGTCTTCAGCAGTTTGTTGAGGTATTCATTTATTCGTGCTTCGATCCACCGAATGGACAACTGCCCACTCAGCGTAATCGACTCTGCCATACGCACATCAAAGAAACGAAAGTATTGATTACCCAATGCACCATACGCAGAGTTCAACTGAACCTTCTTCGCAAGTTGAAGGTTCTTATACTTACTTATGTCTTTCTCTAACTGCTTCTTGCGTTGGAGGAGTTCTTGTTTTGTCAAATGACAATACCTGATGTTGCTTGGCGGTATGCCCTTTCAATGTCTTCATTCACTGGTGTGACAAACACATAAGATGCAAATGTTACTTCGTCTGGATTAGACTTACCAGTTACACAAATGCCTTGTGCGAAACCCATGCCTGTTTCGTTTTGTACAAGCATGCGCGGATCAGTTAAAGTGATCGAACCGCCACCACTTGTTTCAAACTTACCGACGAACTCACCTGCCAACGATACGACAGATACTACATCACCTTTCTTCATGCCAACTCCTTCAGTTGTTTGTTTACTTCTTCAAGTTCTTTCTGTGCTTCAATCATTTTTTGTTTGTAAAGCACTCGTTCATTATACATCAATTCCATCATCTCTGGCAAGAACCCTTGAATATCTTTTCGATAATAGAATCCATTCGCAGTCAGACACATCTCTTGCGGTGCTTTAATCTCACCGTCGATGATTTTGTCTAGCGATACATCTTGATACTCGCCCTCGGCAAATGTGTCTGGACTGATGTTGTACTGCATAATCAAGTGTGGGTACAGCGAGTTCAAATCGAAACTCATCACCCATTTATGCAACCCTGTCTGAGGGTCTTTGACATACGCACCCTCGTACTTAGAATCCTTTCCTTGGAAATCCTTGGGAGGAATCACAATCTTCCGTTCAAGCAGATAGTTGTGAATCAGTGTGTCCCACATGCGTACCTGCGTGAAGACATCACCGTAGTTCACCTTTGCATCATAAGCAATCGTGAGTGCTTGCTCGATGAGACGCATCTTGTCTTCAAGTTTGTCCACCAACTCAACATCTTTGATGTTATAGGCAATGAACTTTTGGTAGTCCAGTTTGTGTAACTGATGGAGTGTCTCCATCTCAGAGTAGTCAAGTTTCTTCTCGCCCAACTCGACGAAAGCAATGTGGTCTAATCTAAAAGACTCTTGTTGTGAGTAGGTGAACTTCTTGTAGAGTTGCAGGTAGTCAAGAACTGCCAAACCGACGAGTGTATACTCCTTTGTCTCTTTACCAAAGTTGCCCTTAAAGGTGCGCTCTTGAATCCACTTCGCAGGACTCAATCGTCGTGCCTCTTTATCTCCAATGAGTTTTGTGATACGATTAATCAAGTAGGGTATATCGAATCCATCCACGTTCCAACCTGTAATGATGTCTGCGTCAGTGCGTTCCCAAAAATCGAGGAAGACATCAAGCAGTCGTCGCTCACCTTTGCAGTCGATGTAAGAGACATTATCTTGTCCCTTTTTATCGTATTCACCCACTCCAAAGACATAATAGTGTCCATTGACTGACATCGTAATTGCAGTCACTGGTTGGTTCGCGAGTTCTGGATCAGGAAAACCTTCTTCACTACCAACCTCGATATCGATGTTTGCAACCTTCACTACATCTGGATCAAAGTCCTTGCCGTAGTGTTCGTTGAGACATGCGTATGCCCAGTTGGTTGTGCCGTAGATTTTAAAGTTGTCCACATCCTCGTAGCGAGACACAAAGTCTCGTGCTTCCTTGATGCTTCCCAACTCCATCGGTTCAACAGGTTCCCCAAGCACCGTCTGCCACTCAGTTGATCTGCGTGACGGTACATAGAGTGTTGGTGAATAATCAATACGATCAACCACGCGACGACCATTGTCGTAACCGCGAATGAAGACTGTATCGCCTTTAGAATAAAAGTTTGTGTAAAATCTCATCCTGTAATTGTATCATAGATTTCTTTCCAATTCAATACACGAGTCACGCCTTCGTTGATCTCTTCATCTTCGTTGTGCGCGTGGTTCATTAGAATCGCAGTGAGTCCCACCGCGTCACCAAGGTTAGCATTCTCTGGTTTGTCTTCCACCCAATAGCATTCGGTGTCACGATACTCTTCCAATGCTTCGTCCTTATCAGCACCAGTGTCGAGATAGACATACTTTTCAAACACAGTCTCACCGAACAACTCGCGGAGGTTCTTTGTCCGCAGATGTTGTGCATACTGATCATTACTCAGACTGGTAATCGCGTGAAACACATAACCATGTTCTTCGTGCAACTTCTTCACATACTTGATTGCATCACGTAGAGGAGGCAACTTCCGAATCTGTGCGCTCTCGTTAAACATCCGAACGAGTCGTTTCGCATCTGGTTTTGCCATCGCATACCGTTCGTGAATCTTGTACATATCGAAACCGTCTTGGCACATCGCGTAACCGTGCCGAGTCATCCAACCGTGAAAGGCATACTCCCAATCAAGGAGTACGCCATCACAGTCTACGAGGATTGTTTTTTCTTTTGTCGCGTAAGTCATTCTATTCCTTTCATCATAAGTAGTTAGCACCCGTCCATTCAACGCGGGTGTTGTCGAGGTCAAAGATGTTGCCTCGTGCTTTGTTCCGTGCAGGTTTGTTGTAACCTGCCGCCATCAGAATGTCACCTTTCTTAAAGATTTTGTCTTCATCAGTCGCGACAATGAAACCCCAAACACTGCGGTTCTGAATGATACGAATGTATTTGCGACCTTCAGTGAAATCGATTTTATCTGCAAACTCTTGCATCATCACTTTGTTGTGTTCGCTCAACTCACCTTTAGCAACACGGAAAGTCCACTGGTTGTAGTCTTCGACAATGCGGTTCATCAGGTTTTGGATTGCTTCGTTCATAATGTTACCTCTCTCTCAATCAACATAGGTAGTATATCAAACTGAGAGAAAAGGTCAACACATTTTTTCAATTATTTTTAACTTTTTTTCTTGTTTAGAATCAACAAGTTGCAGAAGTTTTATGAATTAATTCCCTCAGAGTAAACTGTTTTACCATCTACACGAGATGCAGTCAGAATAGACTTACGGTTATCACCATCTGCTTTGTAGGATACATGAACCCAACCAGAGTCTGGAATACCCGGTGTGTAGAACTCAAGGATAACTTGGTCAAAGTCGAGGTTCTCGACAATCCAGTTAGCGAGATCAGCATTTGCTACTCCCGGTACTTCGATGTCTGCCGCTTGTCCTTTGCAATGTTGGGACTTACTGCTTCCACCAACAGCAGCATTAAGATCAGGGGAACGATACCCAGAATTGATAACAGTAGGACCAAAGTGATCACGAACTGGTTGAACGACATTTTCAAAAAGTGCGACTGCCGCATCCATGTGGTCTCCTTCTGGAGTGTTGTCGATACCCTTGCGTTCCGCAGTTTGTGATTTAGTAAACTCTGCGAGACTAAAATTCTTAGATAGTTTCATGTTTTCTCCTATAGTCAAAAAGGGGACTTTGCGTCCCCTCTATTTATTTGATTGAGATTTGCTTACGCTGTGACTCTGGAATGAGTCGCTCCAAAGTGATTCGGAGTAAACCGTTAATCATCTCTGCGTTTTGGACTTCGACTGAATCGTTGAGTGTAAACATGCGCGTGAATGGACGTAATGCCAAACCTTGATACAAGGTGTCAACATCTGCTTCATCATTCTCAGCATTACCTTTGACGACCAGTTTATCGCCTTCCGTTTCGATAGTAACATCGGACTTACCGAATCCTGCGACTGCCATTTCGATGACATAAGTGTTCTCCGCAGTTTTCTTAATGTTGAATGGGGGATAGTTAGGAATGTTCTTCGTTGCATTGTCGTGAAATTTCTGCATCTCATCGAACATCTTGTCATAACCGACAAAGAATTGATCAAACCCTTTAGGGAATGTTATACCAAATTTTTCAATTGCA